CCGAGACTCTGTCGGTCTTTTCCAGCAGCGACCTTCTCAGGGTTGGGGAACTGTACAGCAGATTATGAATCCTTCATATGCTGCAAGAAAGTTCTTCTCCGCATTGCTTGCTATGAGAGGACGTTCTAAGCTCACGCTTTCACAGCAGGCTCAGGCAGTGCAGCGTTCTGCATATCCAGAAGCTTATGCGAAGTGGCAGGGAATGGCTTCACAGGTTGTCAATGCAACTGGATTCCAGCAGCTTGCCGGGGCGTATGGCCTTGGTGGAAAGAGACGACCTGTCTCCGGCCCAATTTCTCGTGACTGGGCTCACCACAACAATCTTCCTCGCGCTACTGACTTCGGTGTTCCAGTAGGAACTCCTGTCTATTCAGCGATGGGCGGCATGGTTACAACTTCTGCCGACCTCCGTGGTTCTGGTGGAAATGAGGGTTACCGTTCGTATGGTCGATACATCGTTGTCCAGGATGGTGGAGACAAGACACTTTATGCTCACCTTTCACAGAGAAGTGTACCAGCCGGAACACCAGTCAACTCGGGCAGATTGCTTGGTTACTCTGGTAATACTGGTAATTCAACCGGTCCCCACCTCCACTTTGAGACATGGCGCAATGGTGTTGATATTCCACCTGGTCCATTCGGAATTCCAGGACTAAGGTCTGGCGGGTTTACTCTGAATGACGGTTTGGCAATGCTTCACAAGAATGAGACAGTACTGACTGCACCATTGACAGACCAGCTCAAGTCTGGTATTCAGAATATTGACCAGGGTGTTAACAACAAGTATAATGTAACTATTGACCTTAGAGGCGCGATGATTCGTGACGAGCTTGATATCACAAGAGCAGTCAATAAGGCGATTGATGCCAAGGAAAGCAAACTAGGAAGAAGTAGGAGTATCAAGTGATATTGACAATGCCGCGTCTACGATTGATGCGATGGAATGGAAATGCGGTAACTGACCATAACAGAGGTCAGCTAAACATTGACGTTGAGCGTATCGAAAAGAAGCAACGCATGGCAAACGGCACGATGAGAAAGTATATTGTTGCAGACAAGCGTACTTTCCAGGTGTCGTGGTCAATGCTGCCCAAGCTTACTTCTCAGACTGTTGACGGATTTTGGGGTGGTGAGGCAATTGAGACTTTCTACAATACGTATTCTGGTTCCTTCTCCCTTGAGCTGACTGATGGTGACAATGACGTTAACACTTACAGTGTTATGTTCTCAAACTTCTCAAAGAATGTTGTCAAGCGTGGTAGCGTTGATTTCTGGGAAATCAGTGTAACGATGGAAGAGGTCTGATGCTTACATCATCTCTGTTCCTTAAGAATGCCCTGAAAGAGGGAGAGAACCTTACACCACGAGCCCGCGTAATTGCCGAGTGGAACCACAACAGGTACACAAAGATTGTGACTGTAGATAATTTCGGGTATCCCGAGGCTGACCATGGTTACGAGCTTGACATGTTCCCGATTGAGACAATTACCGAGCCCCTTCGGCCGACTGCTGGCCTTTTGAAGGGCCGCGCCGGAGAAGGCGCGGTTGTTCAAGGATATTCAGACACACCTAGAGGATACAGGACATACACTGCTGGTCCTGATGCAAAGTACAAGTACTGGACAAGCCCTCAGCAAGCCAATGGTACAGCATACACCGGCGGTGGCTATACGCTTCCAGTGACAGTATCTCCATATATCATCTATGAGAGTGCTGTACTCACCAACAAGATTTACATCGGCATTGAGAACTCATGGTCAAACCCTAGCAAGTGGGACATCCAGATTACCACCAATGGCACATCGTGGACTACTGTTGCGTCGGATATTGTTCCTGATTCAAAGGGCCAGGTTATTCTTTACAGACAGTCAAATGGTTCATGGGGTACAGGTCTATATAGAGACCCTGGAATGAATATCCTGGGAATCAGGCTTGTTATCAAGTCGATGGTAAAGAGCTATTCGTGGTTCAACCTTATTGAGCTAGGTGCCCGGTTCGAACAGGATTTGAGCGACAGGGTTATGGATTACAGTGTCCAGAATGAACTGTCTGACCCTGATTTCATCTCACCACTCGGTACAATCAGTTCGAATACTGGTTCAGTCACTCTGTCAAACATTGATAAGATTTTCAACAATGACAATGCTGATTCTCCATTCAAGGGACTCATTGATGCAAATGTAAAGTTCACCATTGACTTTGGTATTGATGTATCTAACTGGGGCGGTAGTGGAGTTGAATACATCAGGCAGGCTACAATGTATTCAGAAGCATGGTCTGGTGGAGAAGATTCTGTACAGGTCCCTTTGAAGGACGCCTCAAAGTTCCTTCAGGAAATCAAGCCTCTTTCAGAGCTGATGGAAGATGTCACAATTGGCATGGCCATTTGGCGCATGCTTGACTCTGTCGGGTTCATTGACTACCAGTACACGCGCACTGCCGAGTCTATTTCTACTCAGATTCCTTTCTTCTGGACAGATGACGAGAAGACTGTCTGGGACAATATCCAGGATTTGTGTCGTACGACTCAGTCAGCCGCATATTTTGACGAGTATGGAATTCTTCAAATCAAGACAAGGGATGCGGCATTCGACAAGACGAAGCCGGTTTCGTGGACATTCGACTACGGGTACAATGGTGAAAAAATGCCGGATATTGTTTCTCTCACAGTCGGAGGAACATTTGAAGCCAACAAAGTGACAGTAAAGTACCAGAAGACTAATCTTGCGATGGATGCACAAGGGCGTCCTATTTCTGAGGTTGTATGGCAGCCGGATGACACTATCGTATTGAGAAGTTCTGCTTTGGCAGCCAATGTTGCAAAGGCTGACATGCATTTCTGGATTGATTCAAAGGACGTTGCAACATGGCCTTACATTGGCATGGTCAATATCCGTGGTGAGCTTATCAAGTACAAGGGTAAGGGATACAGGTACTACCCTATCGGTGGAACCTATACCGGAAATTTCATGAGCGATACAGTATTCAAGGTAGTGACGACTTCTGATGAGAAGTTGAACATTGACAATGAACTCTCCAATCCTGACAATGCATGGAGGAATTATTTCACTGGTTGGATGGAGGTAGAAGAGCGCGGCTATGACTCTACAACGGCTCAGGATTATGATGTCACTCCTGATATCTGGTGGACAAACGGTTCATACTACGGTCTTGCTGGTGGTACTCAGAAGTTGTGGAATGGTGGAACAAAGCTTATGCCAGCAGACTCTATCATGCGACTACAGACCACTGGAAAGGGTGCTACTGCCAACCACTGGTATACAGCGAGAAGAGGTGGAGTGCTCTACGAGGCTCCCAAGTATATTGGTACAAGGTTCAAGTTTCCTACAAGTCCTGTGGGTAAGCAGATGAGCGCGGGTGTTTGGGTTTGGGGAAATACTGCATCAAATGAGATGTATGCAATCGATGTCACTGCAACAACTCATGTAAACAGAAAGATTGGCAACGAAGTAAGAGTTCTGAAGAGGAGGAGCAATGGTACTGTAACTTCTCTTGGAAAGGGTGCTGTATTTGCTATCAATGAGAATGCATGGTATGACCTTGATGTGGTTTCTACTTCTAATGGTGGATTCACTGTGTCTATCAATGGCCTTGTTGTTCTCAGTGTTACAGATACTGGTCTTCTGCCTACTACTGGCAGAGCCGGGCTTTATGTCAGGGGAGACTGTGTCACGGATTTCGAGTATTTCTACATGATGTCTGATGGTGGAATCCAGGACACAGACCTTGACAACTCTTCTTATCTTGACATTATTAATGGCGGGTATTTTTCAAGCCAGTACTACCGTGACTTTGTTACACGTACACGAGTAGCACAAGTTCGTCGTGGTAAGAAGACAACCACATATACACAATGGTATGACCAGAGGTACTTTGATGAATTTGGTATGCAGGTGCATGAGTACCGTCCCTATGATATCACTTTTGATAAATTCCCGGTTCTGTATTCAACCCTCTATGTCAGCAATGATGACCAGGTTGTCACAGACGAGTACATCCACAGTCCATTCCGCGCCAAGTTCACCATTGCCAATGCTTCAAGAATCAATTCTGTAGTCAATGGTGAAGACACTATTACTTACGGTGTTGATAATAGTGTAGACCAGAAGATTATGATTACTGGTAGGACTGTTCAGCAGGCCGATGCGACAGACTATGTCGTGCAGAATGACCAGGCTATTCGTGCACGTGGTGAGATTGACCTTGAATTCAGTTCTCAGTGGATTCAGTCAGAAGCGGCTGCAAAGGCTCTTGGTGATTGGATTGTTGACAATTGGGCAGACCCGGCTGATGAGATTGAAATGGAAGTATTTGGCAATCCACTTATCCAAATCGGTGACATTGTCTCTATCAATTACCCGCCAAAGGATATGACTGAGGATACCCACAGTTACTTTGTTGTGAATGTGCAACAGTCATGGGACAGCGGATTGACAACGCAATTGACTTTGCGTAGGGCACGACTTATCTG